AGAAAGTGAAAAAGCCGGTAAAGAATGACTGACCTACCCACCCGCCGCCATCAAATAAGCGAAACGGTCGGCCCGTTTATCGTCAGCGTCGGCTTCGATCCGCGCGACGGAACGCCGTGCGAGGTTTTCATTACGAAACGCGCGAAACCCGGCACCGACCTTGACGGTCATCTTTACGATTTAGGCGTTGCAGCCAGTAAGATAATGCAAGGCGAACATGGCTAAAAAAGACGACATAGAATTCCATAGCATCGTCCGCAATGAAATCGAATCGTCGGTCAACTATCACGATACAGAGCTATCGGCTGACCGCATCGAAACGATGGATTATTACCTGGGCGAACCGTTCGGCAACGAACTAGATGGCCGCTCTGCGGTCGTTAGCAGCGACGTTGCCGATACGGTCGAGGCGATGCTGCCATCGTTAATGAAGATATTCACGGCCAGCGGTGACTTTGTGCGTTTTGCCCCACGCGGGCCGGAAGACGTTGAGGCTGCCGCACAGGCAACCGACTACGTTAATTTCATACTCAACAGCGACAATAATGGTTTTGTAATTCTTCACAATTTCTTGAAGGATGCGCTGTTATTCAAATACGGCGTTGTAAAAAGCTATTACGACGAAACGGAGACTGTCACAGAAGATAGTTATATTGGCCTCACGGAAGACGAATTAACGGCATTACTTGCCGACCCTAATATCGAAGTGGTCGAGCAGGAAATGGAGCCAATGGGCGAGGATCAGGTTTTACCTGACGGCACCGTCTTGCCCGCGCCCATGTCTTACGATGTTCGCATTAAGAAGACAGAACATGATGGCCGCGTCCGCGTTGAAAACATCCCGCCGGAAGAATTCCTATTTAATCGCCGCGCCAAGTCGATGGATGATTGCCGCTTCGCAGCCCACCGCACGCGGCTGCCAGCAAGCGATCTAATTTCGATGGGCTACGACCGCGAATTGGTCGAAAGCAACGCCGGATTCAATGAGGTTGACGACGAGCGGCAAGAGCGTTTTGAAGATTTGGAGAGCGGCGAGGAAGACAGCACGCTAGACCCAAGCCAACAGAGCGTCCTTTATACGGAAGTGTACATAAAGACCGATTATGACGGCGACGGCATCTCGGAATTGCGCCGCGTTTGCTGCATCGGTGCAGGGTATGAGATCGTTCACAACGAACCCTATGGCATGATGCCGTTCAGCGTCGTTTCGCCAATCTTGATGCCGCATCGCATGGTTGGCCGCAGCGTTGCGGAGTTGGTGAAGGATTTGCAGGAGATCAAATCAAGTCTGCTTCGCCAGCAACTTGATAACGTTTATTTGACAAATAACGCACGCATCGCAGCCGTCGAGGGTCAAGTTAATATCGACGATTTGATGAGCAACCGCCCCGGCGGCGTTGTCAGGATGCGCGCGCCTGGAATGGTGCAGCCGATTACACCGCCAGCCATCAACCAGATGGCTTTTCCGTTGCTGCAATATATCGATCAGGTCAAAGAAAACCGCACGGGCATGACCAAGGCAAGCCAAGGTCTTGATCCTGACAGTTTGCAATCGTCTACCCGTGCAGCGGTTGCGGCCACGATCAGCGCAAGTCAGCAAAAGATTGAAATGATTGCGCGTGTCTTTGCCGAAACCGGCATCAAGCATTTGATGCAATCAATCTTGCGGTTGGTGCAAACCTACCAGCAAGCCCCGCGCATCGTGCGGCTGCGGAATAAATTCGTCCCGATGGACCCGCAAGAGTGGGATACGGAATTCGACACGATTATCGAAGTCGGCATCGGCACCGGAGACACTGAAAAGCGCATAGCGGTCCTGACGCAAGTAGCCGCGAAGCAAGAGGAAATTCTTACCAAGCTGGGCGTTGCCAATCCGCTATGCACCTTGCAGCAATACCGCGATACGCTTGCCAAAATCATTGAACTCAACGGCTTCAAGGACAGCAGCGCCTTCCTTCTTGATCCCGAAAATCTACCGCCCGAATTACAGCAAAAAATCCAGGCCCGTCATGCGGAGCAAAAATCACCGCAAGACGAAGTTATTGAGCTTGAGAAAGCCAAGGCGCAGGCCGAGATCGAAAGCGACCGCATGAAGATGCAGGCCGAGATTGAAATGAAGCGCGAGAAGGCAGCCGCTGAGATACAGCTGAAGCGTGAAGAGATGCAGATGAAAATGGAGTTGCGCGCCCAGGAGATGCAAATGGAAGCGCAACTTCGCGGTCTTGAGGCATCGACCGGCCTCGACATTAGCACCAATCTGCCCCGCGCCTGATGGACGAGGGTAAGCGACAGGCGGAAATCTACCGCGCCGCAAAGGCAAAGGAAGTTTTCCGCAATGAGATTTTCACCGAGGCGCTAGAGCATCTGCGCGACCGGTATAAAAACGAATGGGCCGCGTCATCAATCGACGATATCAGCGGTCGAGAACGCCTGTATTTTTTAACGCAAGCGTTAGAGGAATTTCACGGTCATTTACGAAGCGTCATCGAGACGGGCGCTATGGCCGAGGACGAGGTGCATCGTCGGTCGATGCACTGACCAAGCCGTAAGGCAGTCATTTATAAAATTTGGAGATTTTTATGAGCGAAGCAACCGCGCAAGCGACTCCGCTTTCCATTGCGTCCGCAGTGGATAACCTTCTAGCAGCCGAAGCCCCCGTTGAGGAAACGCCAGAGCAGCCGGAAGTTGTTGCCGAAACCGAAGAAGAGGTTGAGGTCGAAGCCGCCGAGGAAACCGAGGAAGCCGAGGACATCTTGCAGGCCGATGAGGCTGAAGAAGATGAAACCGAGGAAGCCGAGGAAGACGAGGAGGTAGTCGAAGCCGTCGAACCCCAAACGTACCGGGTGCGCGTCGGCGACGATGAAGTCGATTTGACGCTAGACGAGTTGCAGTCTGGCTATATGCGTCAAAGCGACTATACGCGCAAAACGCAGCACGTCGCCGAGGGCCGAAAGCAGGCCGAGGCGGAACTGCAAGCGCTGGCGGCAGAGCGTCAAAGTTATGCCGACCAACTCGCAGCCGTTGAGGCCGCACTTCAGCAATCAGAACCGACCCAAGAGTTTTGGGACAATCTGAATGCGGAAGACCCGCTTGAATATGTTCGTCAACGCGAAGCCTACCGCGACCGCAAGGAAGCGATGGCCCAGGTGCAGACGGAAAAGGAGCGGGTTCATCAGGAGCAAATGGCAACCTTGCAAGCTCAAGCGCAGGAGCGTTTGAAACAAGAGGGTCAAAAACTTTTGCAAGCCATCCCTGAATGGCGTGACCCGGATATCGCGCAAAAGGAAAAGACTGCGGTCTACACCTACGCGCAACGGCATCTCGGTTACACCGCAGACGAGTTACAGGCTGCGGGAGATCATCGTGCGATTAACGCTTTGCGAAAAGCATATCTCTACGACGAACTCATGAAGCAAAAGCCAGCCGCGACGAAGAAGGCGAAAAAAGCTCCGAAGATGGTGAAGGGCGGGCAACCGACGACGAAGCGCGAGGCTTCGGCGAAAAAGAGGCAGCAACAGCTTCACAACATAGGCAAGCAGAAAGGCGGAAAAGCCATGGACGCTGCCGTGGAATATTTACTCAATCAATAGGAGGCCGATATGGCTACTTATACGACCGCGAATGCGGTGGGCGAGAGGGAAGACCTTAGCTCAGTTATAGCTAGGGTGGACCCTGACGAAACGGCTGTTTTTTCTAATGCCAAAAAGGAAGTCACCAAGGGCGTCTTCCACGAATGGCAAGTGCAAGAACTGACGGCAGCTTCGGACGGGAATGCGGTGAACGAGGGAGCCGACTTCAGCTATGTGAACCCCACCGCAACCACGAGACTTGGGAACTACCACCAAATCTCTGTCCAAGCTGCCCAAGTTTCTGGCACTTTGGACGCCGTTGATACTGCCGGTAGGGCGAAAGAAACGGCTTATGTCAAACTGCTCAAAGGCATTAAATTCAGTGCCGCTGCGTAGTAATACGCAGGCAATAACTGGGTGAATTCAAGGAAACTCTCGCAAGAGACAATCTTGAGCCAAGCCGCGAAAGCGGAAGGTGCAACGACTATTCCGAAAGGAAGTAGGAACCAAGCGGTTCCGAAGCGCCCAGCCCCTCGCAAGAGGGTGATGATATAGTCTCATCTGCATGGCGACATGCAGCGGTCCGTAAGGACGGGGCAGGATTAGCGATCCTGTTTGAAGATAATGTGAGCAACGACGTGACATCGACAAGGCTCTGTTCAAGAACGAAGCCCGGTCGAGCAGCGACCCCCGCAAGGCGGGCAAGCTGTTAAGCTACATCACAAACATGGAACTTATCTCCGCGTCAACGACACCGACCGGCGACGGCTCCAATGTCAGTGATATGGCTGGCACCAACGCAGCTTTGACGTTGGCTAAAATCGACAGTGCCATGAAAAAGGCATACGACGATGGCGGCTCCCCCGATATGCTGGTGGTTTCGCCAGCGAATAAGGTTGCGTTTTCCGACCTGTCTTCCGGCAGTGCGGTGACCAACCAGTTGCATATGACGGCGGGAAGTCCGACCGATGCGGTGATAATAGGTTCAGTTTCAATGTATTTAACCGA